CGCTCAACGATCTCCTCTGTAAGAGCGTCGGTGCCTGCCGTCATATCTTTTAGCACCATAGGCAGGGTATTAGGGCCGCTGACGACCTCATTCACAGTAAGTCTGTTCTTACCTAGCGCAGCCTTACGATGGCGCTCTATAAGATAGATACGACCTTCGGACTCGACCATTACGGCAACGCGACAGTCTTTCTTGGCGGTTCTGTTGACGACTGAATCGCTTGCCTCACCACGAGGCGTTGTGCCGTACAAGCACCACATGAGGGCATCGGGGATAGAACTCTTGCCCGAACCATTTGAGCTTGCACTTGGGTCATCAAGATTCTTACCTTGAATCAAATGCAAGCCAGGCGCATGGGTGAAATTTATTTCACCCTGCCCTATGCCCATGAAATTTGTTATTTCAAGCCTTAGAAACTGCACTTAAAACTTCCTGATAGATTTCGAGTGCGGCGTCACGCACTGGTTCGCCAGCATAACTCTCGGCGTACTTACTGATGGCCGTTTCTATTGTGTCCATTTTCGATACGACCTCTTTCGTCCGCTCGGCCTTGCTTTCTTCGCTGATGACCTTAAGCTGAACGGCTCGCGCTTTACCTACGCTCTTGAGATAGTTCTGAATTTCAGCCAACACCTTCGGATCGGTTTCAGTCGTGGCGAACCTTACATAGTTACCATCAGCTATGTCCAGTAGCTCCGCGTCATCAATGCCCATAGGACAATCAACAAAACGAGGTGTCCTGCTGGAACGATACTCGACGCGATCAGGGTAAACAAATAAGTAGCCCGGCTTTGAGCCAACGTCAGACCACGTGTAATGAGATAAAGCACCAATTGAGTAGACACCACCGCCTAAATCCTTATGGTTATGATAATGACCGGCAAAGACGCGGTTAAAGCCAATCTCAGAAAGAACAATTGGGTCTAAGGACTTGCCGGGAATTGGCAGAACCCCATCAACCGGGGCATGGATGATTGCATCTACAGTGCCTTCAATTTCTGCCCTACAGGCAATCATGTCTCTTACTAGCTGGTTTAGGTCTTCCTGCCAGTGAAACATTGCAATAGAATTGTTTCCCTCTGAGCCAATAAGTTTAACCTTAGCCCATCTTTGCTCTGGCTGTTTTATGTCATTACCTAGTGTAGTGACGGCAGAAGATATATGTGCCCACTGATCCCATTCAAGATCATGATTCCCAGAAATGGCATATATATCAATACCCATACTAAGGATTTCTTCATAGACCTGTCGAACGGCGTTGAGCGTCACTGGCGACACCATCCCCCTGACATGAAACACATCGCCAGCATGGATCATATGCTTTCCGCCGCGCTCTTTTAGTTCCTGTGCGGCCCGTAGAGTCTCATCCAATAGCTCTCTTAACCTTGTGTTCACGCCGTCACCATCCTGACTGGCAAACGCCTGCCAGGGATGGTAGTGCGTGTCGCTAATCAAAAGATAAGGCGGAGTTTTAGTTTCTGTCATGTCTTATACTAGCACTTTAAATTGTGGGCGCATCTGGTGAAATAAGCTGGAAGCAACTTATTGGCAGCAGTCTATAAACTTTGCCACCGCTGCTGGTTTTATCCTGCGTGTAGTATAGTTTCCTCTTAAAGAAGTTTTCCAACATTGTCACGTAATACTCGCCAGTATCTAGCCGGAAGATTAGAACCCGCACCTTCTTGGCTCTAAGCGACATCAGGGTATTTAAGTCTAGTCTCCACCCTGCCTTGTCTGACCTCATGCCTTTTGAAAGATTGTCTTCCAGACTGGTCAAGTCTTTGTGTTTTCTAAACGCCAGATAAATCAGAACACCATTGTCCTGCTTTACGTAACAACCAAGCTTGCGTTTACCCTGTAGGTGGTAGTCTACCTGTGTAATTGTTGGCATCTTTAATAGTCCTCAAATAGATAACCGAAGTTTCCGGATTACCTTCAAGAACCTTCTCTCCATAAGCCTTTATGATTGCCTGTTCAAGTCTCTTTGGTGCTTCTTCTCTTGGAAGATTCAGCACTGAATGATTCATGTGGGCATGGTCTTCGAGCATCTTATAGAGGGATCCAATGAAGACCTCCTCTACCTCGGCTTTCGCAAACACTTCCATGTTGTCAGAGTTAGCCAGAGCGACAACAACGCCAGCGTGCAGCTTTTTACTCCAAACTGAGCCAATTCGTATCGTATTAAACCTGTCGTCAACGCCTACGATCTTTGGCTTGAATGTAATAGTTGGCTGAAAGAAAGCACAAGACTTATAAATTGGTCTAATGTTGTTTTTAGCCAACAGCTTATTCGCCTCGAATATTCCGCAGGGCTTATAGTCGAGCACAGACTTTGAGGCGGCACAGTGCTCGCATATAGAGCCTCTCTTGTCTCTCCAGACTGGACTGTAATGAAAGAGGATATCGCCCTCAGACTCAATTCTGGAAATGTCGTTCAGATTCATGACCGGCAAAGTTTGTTTAGCTCATCTACCAAATTGTTTTCATTGATGTGGTCGATCAAAGCAGAGCGCCAATAACTTGTGCCGTTATAAACGATTCGGCCGCCCTTCTTTTCAAGCTTGCCCTCGTCAACCAGATAGTCGATGAGTCCGCCTGTGACATCAAACATTCCACTTCCGTCTTCCTGATACAAGAAGTTCCAAGAGCACTGCTGGAATGGTCGTGTCAGCTTGGACTTAATCGCGGTAGCCGTGATGGTCTGACCCACTTTTTCTTTTGCGCCTTCTTCTTTGGCAACAATAGAAGACGACCGCAGGCTGACTCTTACGCTGGCATAAAAGCCAGGAGCCTTACCGCCTGGGGTTCTTGTCGGGTCACCATAAGAAACGCCTGGGTTTTCTCTGATCTGGTTCAGGATCAGAACCATCATGTTGTACTTCTGCGAATACAGGTTCACGCTAGGTAGAACGCTTGAAGCGGCCTTTGCAAGCGCCAAGCTATCTGCCATTGTAAGCTCGGTAAGCTCCTTCTCGGACTTGCTACGCGGAATCATAGCAGCCAAAGAGTCGAACACAGCTACGATAGGCGCATCAGGCTCGATCAGTTCTTTATCTCGGATTTCTTTCGCGGCATGAATCGCCTTAGTGAAAGACTCTTCCAAGGTTTCGGGCATCAAGTGCGCAAACCTGCCGCTGTCAGTTTCAAGGCCAAGCTTCTGCGCAAAGGTGATATCAAACGAACGCTCATGATCCATGAACATCGCAAAGCCGCCCTGTCTGATCGCGTCTGCCATTACATTGGTAGCAATAGCAGTCTTGCCAGAAGATGGAGGGCCGAACATTTCAATTACTCTGCCAACCGGAAAGCCCTTATCAAAATCGCCACTGACGATCTTGTTTAATGGGGCAAAACCAGTATCGCAAAAGTGGGTGACCTCAAACGAAGCGCTTGCGGTGTCGCCCAAGATGCCTTTAATTTCATCAACTACACTCATGATATGTCCTATACAGCCGGATTGAACGGCGTCAACCAGTTATCCAACTGCTGCAAAATAGAAAGGAAGGCCAAGTTTTCGCACATGGACTTGAAGTCATCACGGCTAAACTTGCCCTTAGTAATAATAGAATCCTTGATTCCTGGGACCGGAACGCAGAGCGTCATCAGCTTCCTGTTTCTGATAAAGGCTTGTCGCTTCTCGGCATCTTTCGCAAAATTGTGCCAAGCTTTTGGCAATGAATCTGCGGCAATCTTGCCCTGATCGTACATCTTTAGGAATGTATCCGCGCTACCATATGCTTTGAGCAACTTAGCGGCATTAACTTCCCCAATCCCGCCAACACCCTTAATGTTGTCGGATGCATCACCTGTTAAAGCTTTAGCCTGAACAAACAAGTCTGGCGTTTTAAAGCCAGTCATAACCTCAAAGTCAGAAGTGGAACAGAACTTGTCATGCACAGGATCAAACCAAGACACGTTAGGCTTAACAAGCTGTAACCAGTCTTTGTCGGCCGTAATTAGGTTGATTGTAAAATCCCTGAACACATGACAATAAGCCGCAGCTAGATCATCTGCTTCTGCCTTTGGGCAGATCACTTGATCGACGCCAATATGAGTAATCATGGCCTGCATGTCTTTCGACTGAGCCTTATATTCCTCATAAATCTTGACCTGATCGCCACTTGAGCGACGATTAGCCTTGTAGTCAGGATATATATCTCTACGCCATTGAGCACGACCATCCCATAGAACAATCTGCTTCGCTTTTGGCGAATCAGTCTTGAGGCTACGGAGAGTTCTAATGGTGCCGTAAATGGCTTGAGTCGGCATTGAGCCGTTGGTCAGCTTAGTAGACATATGATTGGCATAACCAATCGAGTTACCGTCAATAAGCTGAATGACGCCGCGAGTCTTAGGAATCATAGAAATAGGGCACCCGGAAGTGCAAGGGAGGAAACGAGGTCGCTCCGGGTGCCCTGTTGGCTTTACGATTCGATCTTGTCGAGTTCATCCAGATTGATGTCGCTCAGGTCAACATCAGCCAGGATATCCTCATCGCTACGGCCAGCGGGAATTGCTGCCGCAGTTGCAACACCGGCCGCTGCCGGGAGTGCGGTCGCCACCGACGGACCTGCAAGCGAAGGGGTCTTAGAGCCTGCGACAGAGCGCAGCGCCGTCAGCGCACGATTCTTTCCTTCGTCGTGCTCCTGCTCTACATACTCGCGCAGATTGCGAGCCTTCTTAAGAAGCTCTGCCGGAACAGCAGACGGCTTCGAGCCGGGAAGAACCTGATAGCGAGTCGAAAGACCCGTACCAGTCTTGCTGATAACCACATCATGGCCTTCGTTCATGTCGAAGATATTCACGCCATCGCTTGATGCATATGACGCCGCCACGTTCATGATCTGATCGAAAACCGTGGTCGGAACCTGCAACAGAACCGGCTCCTTAGCGTAGCCCGCTTCTGTCTTCTGAACTGCGTTCAGGAGGTAGGTCTGACTTGACTTTGCCTGCTCAATCACAGCGCGGGCATTCGGGTCTTCAACGGACTGAAGTGCCTGCGCAATGCTTTCGCAGATTGGACATTCCTTGCCGAAGGTCTTCGCGGTGCAAATATACACAGCGATAACTTCGCCAGTGAAATCCTTGATGTAGTGCTGACCAAAATCCTGAGACGGAAGTTCGGTCTCTGAGCCTGCCCAGTGAGGCAGGATACGCCAGCGTGACTGGCCCATTGGAAGCTTCTCGGGACGCTCACGACCACGCTTGGCTGAAAGCTGCTTCTGTTTTGCTTGGATCATTTCGAGAATGGAAGGCATTTTAGTTTCCTAATTGATTGATTTATATAGGTATTTAGTTGCTTACTAGTTGTCTAGCTTGCTCTTATATTATAGCAGATTAGAGCTATAAATTCTTAGGGTTATACCGCAGCCTTGAGCTTTCTTAGAGCCTCTGAGGCTTCTTCTTTTGGCGTCAAGGCTGAGGAATAACCAAACTCTTGAATGGCGTTTTTATTAAGTTGAACGAGCATGTCGCGGCGCATTTCCATAGCCTTCAGCGTTGACTGTAGCAGCTTCGCAATCGAATCGGCCTCGTCCAATGCAGACTTTGCCGCAACATAGGTTCTGTGGCGATTTACTTCTTGTTCTACCATGGCTTCTGTCACACGACCCTTGGCAGTTGTCTCAAGGGCGATACGGACCTTCTTAGACAGAGTAGCCTTCACAATGTCCAGTCGCGTCTCCATCTGATCGCGCTGCAAAGAAGCCTTTGCTGCCATCATTGCATAGTGACCATACAAGGCTGCCTGATTAAGCATAGCGTTATCAAGGTCAGACGGATCGAATTGAAGGTCTGCCTTAAGTTCTGCTGGATTGATAAACGGCAGAACCCTAATGTCTGCATCCATTTCATGTAGCTTGTCGCCTAGCTTCACTTCTTCTGTAACCATTTAGACCACCAATTCTGATACTGTTTGGAATACTTCGTTGAGTTGCGCCTGTCGCTCTACGGCAAAAGCAATCATAGATGGATTAAAGCCAATGACAATGTTGGCGTCATACTCCGAACTATAAAACACCTTGCCTGTGTTCTCAGCCCAACCACCTTTGAGTCCCGGCATAAAGAACTTGGTCGTTTCTGCGCCAAGTGTAACAATAACTGCCGGTTTAATAATCTCCAATTCTTTCTTAAGATAGCCCACGCATCCGTTAATCTGCTCTGTGGTCAGAACTTTCTCTGACTTTGGGCTTTTAACTAAAGAAGTAAAGTAAGCCCTTGACGAATCAAGACCTGCCGAATCAATAGCTTCCTTCAAGAAGGCACTAGCTTTACCGGTGTACATGGCATTGGCGCGCTCTTCGGAATAGTTTGGAGCATCACTGACAACCATTATCTCCGGAGACTTGCCAAGCCTCGGAATTGGGTGAACGCCGCCAGACAAGCTACAGCCTTTACATGATCTGACTGGCTTGATGACATCGCGGATTAGAATTTCCTTGATGTCTTCGCCCTTTACTGGTGCCTTTCCGGTGA